TTGAGTGTTTTGATAACCGTCATTTTCATTAAGACCGTCATAAGGTGTAACACCGTAGAATGGCGAAACATATCTCACTGCCATAAGCTGTCCACTTCTACGACCTACATTTGAAGAACCGTAATGACGTATAAGTTCTACCAGCAGTGTGCCTTGGTAATATCTATCAAGATGACTGATTACCATGGCTTCGTAAGGACCATTGTGTCCTAGGTTACCGTCTTTCAATGCTGTTCTTGTATATTCGTACATTATTGATATCCTTTATCTCGGTACACTAGCGTCGTCAGAGGGAGTAGGCAATTTTTTACTGTTAGACTGAGAACCGCTGCTAGTAAGAGGTTGTTGAAATAAAACATCATCTCCAGAGGTTGTTGATCTACCTCTCAAACCGTCTCCCTGGACTCCGCCTTGAGTTGCTCCTTGATTTCCTCCAATTTGTGTCGGAGGTTTTTCTTGTTGAGACGGAGTGTCAGTTTCTTCTACACTGCCCGGTGTTGATTGATTAGTAGAAGCACTTGTACCATTAATTCCTAGATCAATAATTTTCTTGCCTGTTCTAAAATCGTATCTATCATCAAACGGATCTATCGGTTCATATTGATAAGGGTTGTCAACATTAGGTAAACTAACAACATCTTGCGAAAATCCAGAGTGCCCTCCTGTTACAATCGTACCAGCAGTAGCATTTTCTGCTATTCTCTTAAGTGTATTTCCTTCGGCAGGCGAAACACCAGATGTAGTGTTAATTTTAACAGGTATTTTTATAGTTGTTCCGGGATCCATAGATCTTATATCATCAAGTTCGTCAGTTACTGTATCACAATCATGCTGGGCTTCTAGACTTCCTATTCTTCCTAAACGCTTTGTCTCGTTGTTTTTTGAGCAAGGTAACGGAATACTTTCAAATTGTCTGTTCCTGAATCAACTGATATCTGCCTACTGCCGAAGCTCGTGAATATTCAATTGCTATCGGACTTTTGACCATTTCGCCTTGCATTTGTAAAATTTTATTAATAGTATATTCTAATATTTCAGGTTGTAATGTATCAGGATATACAGTGCTGTATTCTCCTTTAGACTCTTTGGAAGCAATAAAATTTAGAATTGCATAATCTTGACGATTTATCTCATAGTTGCTCATATTTTCTACCTATAAATTTACTTAAAAAACTTTCTGTTTCAGAGTTAGAATCCTGATTCAAATCTTCCAGTTTCTGTATTAAACCGTGTGCTACCACCTAAATCAACACTGGGCAAATCTACTTCAGGCGCCGATAATGTTCCTACTGGCGGGCGCCTACTTGGTGTTTGCGACGCTGCATTGATAGCAGCATTAGCACCGTTTATTATTTGGTCAGTAGGTCTTGGCGGTAACAACGAACCGATTCCTGATTCAGGTATTGTTAGCGGTGTACCAAGAGTTTGTCCAGGTCCACTAGGGCCGCGCAACCCGTCGCCGAGATCGCCGGGTCGAGTCGCACCTTGATTTCCGCCAACTTGACTAGGTTGTCCAGAAGGTTCTTGAGAATTTTCTTTATCACTGGGAACATTATGCCCAGATGTTCCTGTAGCATCATTAGTTTGATTTGATCTACGTATTAGTTTAAGTGTTTGAGTAAATTGACCTTCTGAAAACTTGTTAGTAACTGCCCAAATCTGAAACACACCACTAAAGGGTTTTACCAATTCTGGCATGTTCATTACAAATCCATTGATTTTATAATCCAAAGGTGTTCTAAAATTAACAACACAGAGTGGAATTAATAATAACATCGTGAATGCTTTCTGCTATTCTACGTTTTGTGCCAAAAGTGCCAGCTTCGTATTCTGCGCCGCCTCGACCGTCTTTGATGTTACTTTGTTGAGTTATTTCTGCATCTATTTCTTGAGTGCCATTAGACGAACAGGATTGTTTTTCTGCTATATTTGATCCTTTTGAATCCGCAGGTTTTGTAGATTGCATAGCCCCTGATTCTGCTCCTTCACCGAAATTAGCCAGCACAGTTTGATAAAATGCTTGATTGAAATTTAAACTAAAATCAATAATATCTTCGTTTTTACCTGTATAGATATAGTTGTACTCTTTGAGGGCTTTCTGTTTTAGATCAATATTGCCTCTCGGTGCTTCTCCGGGTGCAATTATTTTTGCTTCGTCTGGAAAATACGGATGCACAGCATATACATAGGTTCTTCTTGGACGTCCAGTTTGGCATTCAGCATCAGAATCTGGCTCAATAAACACCATTGTCTCAATTCTAAACCATTTGAAAAAGGGAATTTCTCTATCTTCAGTAGGTGCATCAAGTATATACGTACTGGTTAACAAAACGTCTTCGATCATAGTTGTAACACTAGTACCTTCATGCCAGTTATAAGACTTTGATCTTCCTTCTGATTGTACTTCTGCATAAGTTCTATTAAATAATTGATTTTCGCTATCATACGCACTAGCAGCAGGAGTATAAGGTGCTCTGTCAGTTGATCTTGCATCGTCCCAAACTGGACTTTTACCAATAACATTAATATTGCTAGGATCATTGCACCAAGATTTTAGATATTGATAGGTTTTTGGCGCAGCACTGTAAACCACTTCAACATTAGATTCAGCAGCACTAGGATTGTCCGGTTGGACTTCATTTTGTTCGGATCCTGTGTCTGTTGCAAGCTGTTCATTGGCAGAGTTTTCAATACTGCCCCCTGCACCTAGACCACGAGCAGCTTCGTAAAGCGCAGTTTTTGTTTTTGGAAAACAGATTAGATATCTGTCGCCACCTCAGAAGTAAATGTTTGATTAATGTTGTTAGAAAGTGCTGCTTCACTGTAGGCAACTGCATTGACTTCATAAGTACTGCCCTGTTCACCAACGTCAAAATCCATTTTAGTAAACATAATCGGAACGTATTTAGGACGCTGTATTCTCATCGGTCTATCGCCGTATTCATTCCATCCTACAAAATCTATTTTCAAACAGTACGGTGCTTGCATATACTGTTTGTGACCAGTTTCTTCTGCACTCAGCGCAATAGTTTCTAGAAATTTACCCATTGAATAAGGCTCAGTAATTTGAAAACTGATTGTTGTACCTAGTGCAACTCCTGTGTTTGAGTTAGGAGCAATCACAGCATCTACTTCTAGATTTTCAATGAAATACTCCATATGATTGTTGCCTTCTTCCAGAGTTTGCACTCTTCGATCATATGCTCCGCCGCCACTTTGTGCAATTACTTTTTTAAAGCCAGTGCCCCTGTAGGATCTAGGATTGTTATATTCTTCAGGATCTAGAATTCCCAGTGTGATAATATAATTGTAGTGATTAAATCTTCGCAGCGGACTGAGAAGTTTTGCTCCATTTTCTGTTTGTACAATTTCTCCGTCGGCATAGTTGAGATTGTTTTCTTTATAAAAATCTGATCCACTTAAAGCATTGCTTAGAAGTGCAGAAACACCTGTGAAAATACCTCCAACATATTCTGTTAGATTTGCTAATTCCTGTGTGACAATATTAGTAGCAGCATTGATTTGGCCAGCAAGGTTATAACCAAAATTAACCAATTGATTAATCGGTTCCATTATTTTAGAAATACCAGCATCAATTAGTTCGTCTAGTTTTCCTTGTATTATTGCACCTGGATCAGTTAAAAATGTATTAATATCATCAAGTGTACTAGTAACATTTTCTATTCTGTTGTTTATTTTATCTAAGCCTTGGTTTAGTTTACTGTTAAAATCTGTTACTTTTTGAGTTATTTTGTCAAACGGCTCAGCAACACTAGCAATTGCTCCTCCTATACTTCCAGTTACTCCTCCAATTGCATTAGATATTCCAGAGGCTGCTCCTACTCCTGATCCAGTGATGCTACTAACTGCGCCTCCAATATTGTTAATCGAAGAACTAATTCCACTAGTTGCACCAGATATAACTCCACTAATGCCACTAATAGTTCCGCCAATGTTATTGATTGTGTCAGATACATTTGCAATGCTGCCGTTTAGTTGATTTGCAAAGCTGTTTATTTCGCCAATTGCAGGAACTTGAGCAACTATGCTGTTTATCGACGATCCTATGTTAGCAGAAATATTCTTAGCAACACTTTGAGCATTTACAACTGCTCCGCCTAGTCCTACGTCAATAGCAGTTGTTGTTTCAAGAATAGCCTGCTGAACAGGAGAAACCACACCTTCAATTGTGTCAGTGAGTTTGGTTGAAAATTCACTTAATTCACTGTCTACTTGGTTCGCAAATACATTTAGATTTCCAAAGCCGCTGTTTAGAAGATTATTAGTTCCAGAAGCTACTTCATTCAACTGTTGTTGAGAAGTTGTAACCGAAGCTGTAAGAGGTGCTGCTCTAGATATGTCTTGTACTTGACTTACTAACCCTTGTGCTTGTCCTGCTATTTGTCCTAGTGGTAATTGTACTGCCATATTATAAACCTAGCCTTGATCTTAAATGTCTACCCTGAGGAAGATAAATTTCTGTTCCAGCTACAAAATCGTATACAGGATCTTTAATAACATCAGGATTTCTCTGTGCAAATATCCACCACAATCTTCTGTCGTCATATAAATCGTGTGCTAATAAATCAGGCCTGTATGTATAAGCAGATGTAATTGAATACAAAACGTCATCGTCTGCTCTAGGAATAGGCTGTGGCACTAGTATATCTAAAAATCCAAGATCTGTTATTGGTGTTTTTGCATAGGGTGAGAACTGATTTTCCATTATACAAATCCTTCTGCGCCGCCGACAAAGCTGCCATTAGCAAAGTCTTTGAGACTGAATTTTGAAACACTTGCTCTTGCATAGTTTGGCGATACTGTAACTGTTACTGTAGATTGTGTAGGAACATAGTTAGGCGTTCCTTCGATTATTACTGAGATATAGTCAATATCTGAAGGTAAATCAACTGTAAAATTAGATATAACACAGGGTATGTCGTTTAAAACGTGTTTACCGTATCCATTTAATCTAGTCATCATTGGCGGATTTCCAACTAATTCTCCATTTCCGTAAAACATTTTTGTCATAGTTCTTAAAAAGTGCACACAGCCGATCCAATATGCAGCGTCTGCTTCGTCTTCAACATAAAATTCTCCAGTGATTGTAATGTCGTTAACAACGCTGCCTTGATATGCATGAAACGGATAATTAGAATGCGTAGGCTGTATTTGAGCATAGTTTGCACTCTGTTGAAAATAGATAACAGGATTAAAAGGAAAAATCATTCTTCCGTCTGTTTGTCCTACCAACGGTGCTAACACAGGACTGTCACTGATTTCTCCTGGTACTGTTAAACTTACTCTCCAGTCAAAATCAACTTTGCCACTGCTGCCAGTACCTCTTACATCTTCAATTAATCTTGCCTGCACAGCTTGATTTTGAGTGTTAGGAGGAGGTGCTCCGTGTGTTACATTTTGCAGCCCATTTTGAATCATTCTATTCCTAGAAGCAAAATTGTCAGGTGATCCGCCATTAAACACTGCGTCCCCAGCTTGATACGCACCTTTGGCTTTTTGAAGATTCGCTGGTATGTCTCTAGAATTTACATAAGCGCCGGCGCTGTTTAATAGATTAGATCCTGCTGAACCTAATCTGTTTGATATATCGTTAACCAATGAACTAGCAGCTTGTCGTGTGTTTGGTGCTGCTGTACCTATGTTAAATCCGTCAAAAATAGCCATTTGTTTCTCCTATACGTATTTAGTTGACAAAATTAACTGCATATATTATAATAAATAATAAAACCTAGGAGAAACGATTGAGGAAGAAAAATTACCTTAACAACAAAGACATTCTTAAAGAAATACACAAATCAAAAAACTCATTTAACAGCTATGTTGATCCCGAATATGCAAACTATGACATAATTTTATCAGATGTTGACAAAATAAACATTCGAACCATAGCAGAAGCCAAAAGAAACAAAGCAAAACGTCTTTCCACAGAAAATTACGAAAGACGCAAGACAGCAGGCGAACGAGTAAAGCAAGCAGATTGTGAAGTAGACTATAAAACCATTACCAAAGAAGAATTAATCTTCAGAGTCATGACTTTTGTTCACATCCCTGAAGAACCTGGCAGAAAAAAGAACCCAAAAACCGAAGCTGATCACAAAGTAAAGCTGAATTTTCCTCCTTTTCAACATTGGAAGTTCGATAACAACGGCAATCTAGTCTGTGTAGGCAAAAGCCACTGGGTTGGCGGTATGGAAAATGGTTATTTTTCAAAAGATCACGGAAAAGCTACAGATAACCTTGCTATGATGTGGATGAAATTAGTAGATCGCTATGCTACTCGAGGAAATGTTCGTGGTTATACCTACAACGACGAAATGAAGGGACAGGCTATAGTGCAATTGGCACAGATCGGACTGCAATTTGACGAATCAAAATCAAATAATCCGTTTGCTTACTATACGGCGGCTGTAACGAACTCATTTGTTCGAGTAATCAACTTGGAAAAAAGAAATCAAAACATTCGTGATGATATTTTAGAAATGAATGATCTCGATCCCAGCTATACAAGACAAAACGAAGGCGAATGGGAAGCATCAGTAAAAAGAAACGAAGAAGCAAGCATTACTGCATTCTCAGGTAAAAAAATCGATTGACTTCAACAGCTTAGAACTTATAATTAAATAAAAATGGAGTAACAACTTGTTTAAAAGAGCTGCGGTCTTTACAGATCTACATCTTGGCTTAAAAAGCAATTCAAAAGTTCACAATCAAGACTGCGAAGACTTTGTCGACTGGTTTATAGAACAAGCAAAAGCAAACGATTGCGAAACTTGTATCTTTTGCGGCGACTGGAATCACAATCGCAACAGTCTTAACCTTACTACCATGGACGCAGGCATTCGAAGCTTGGAAAAACTGGGTGCTGCATTTGAAAATGTCTATATGTTTGCAGGAAATCACGATTTGTATTACAAAGACAAGCGTGATATCAAATCCACTGAGTGGGCAAAGCATATTCCAGGCATTACCATCGTCGACGAAATGACTGTGATAGATGATGTAGCACTAGTTCCATGGTTGGTAGGAGATGAATGGAAAACTGTTCAAAAAATTAAGTGCAAATACATATTTGGACACTTTGAATTGCCTACATTCTTAATGAATGCCAAAGTAAGAATGCCTGACCACGGTGATCTCAAAGCAGAACATTTTGATAAACCCGAATATGTATTTTCAGGACACTTTCACGCAAGGCAACAGCAAGGCAACATTCATTATATTGGAAATGCATTTCCGCACAACTATGCAGACGCATGGGACGATGATCGAGGTATGATGATACTGGATCGCGAAAACAATCTAGAACCTCAATACATCAATTGGGAAGATTGTCCCAAATATAGAACTGTTAAGCTGTCACAGTTGATTGACGATGCAGATAAAATTATAAAATCAAAAATGTATCTCAGAGTTGAGATTGATTGTCCTGTTAATTTTGAAGAAGCTAGCTTTTTAAAGGACATATACATCAATCAATACGGCTGTAGAGAGATTACACTGATTCCGCAGAAGCAAATGGAAGAAATTAACTCAGATCTTGACATTTCGGCTTTTGCTTCTGTGGATCAAATAGTAAGCGAAGAAATTACAGAGCTTGATACAGAAAATTTCAATAAAAAAACACTTTTAGACATATATAACGGATTACAATGATAAAAATCAAAGATTTAACCGTAAAAAACTTCATGAGCGTTGGTAATCAAACACAGGCTGTGGATTTTGACCAACAAAATCTAACTCTTGTGCTTGGTGAGAATTTAGATCAAGGTGGAGATGACAGTGGATCACGAAATGGCACAGGGAAGTGTGTTTGTATAAATACTATTATAAAAGTAAGAAACACCGAAACAGGTGAAATTTACGAAACAACAGTAGGAGATTTATACAATGCCTCGATGGAACAGCAGTCCAAAGGATAATTGCATTCATATCATGGACAATGTTATTAAAAACCTAAAACCCGATCTTAGAGAAATAATTCTAAGCGAGGTATTATCAGCAAATATTGCTCTTAAGAAAGATATCGAAAAATATATCAGAGATAAGTTAGACTTATCTAAATCCAGTGGTATACACACAAAAAAATATTGGCTTTTACGAGGATGGAACTTTGACGAATCATATGCGAAGTCAAAGGAAAACAAACAAAAGAACTGTAAAAGTGTTTATAGCAGAGATTTTTGGCTTGAACGAATTAATCCTAAAACTAACACATATTACACTATCGAAGAAGCAGATTTTGAAAGAAACAGTCGAAGACCTATTAGAAAAGAATATTGGATCAAAAAAGGTTACAACGAAAGCCGATCAATAGAATTAGCAGAAGAAGTAAAAAACTCTAATAACAAAAAAGGTGCAAGGAAATCAGCATCATCTAATGTCAGAAATATAACATCTAAAAGGCGTCCTGAGTATTTTACTGCAAGAGGTTATTCTGAAGAAGAGGCCGAAAAGTTAGTTTCCGAATCTCAAAAATATTTTTCTAAAGAAATATGTATAGAAAAATACGGAGAAGAAAAAGGATTAAAGATTTGGCAGGAACGACAGGACAAATGGCAAGAGGTATTAAAATCTAAACCACCGGAAGAAATAGCAAGAATTAATCGATTGAAGTTAACAAAAGGGATAACTGTTTCTAGTGCAGAAAGAGAGATATTAGCCGAAGTTAAAAAGACCGATCCAAATTTAATAGTTATTGATCAACTTACATTATCAGACAATAACAAAAAACAATATGTTTACGATATATCTGCTAACGATAAAATAATCGAGTACAACGGTGATTTTTGGCATTGTAATCCAAAAATCTACTCTCCGGAATATGTTAATCCAAGAACCAAGTTAACAGCATCTAAAAAATGGAAACTTGATGCAGAAAAAATCAATTTTGCTCAATCACAAGGCTACGAAGTTTTAATTGTCTGGGAAAGCGAATTTAAAGAAAACAAAGAGGAAGTATTAAGTAAATGCATACAATTTCTAACACAATAGAAAGAAAGTTTGTAAACAGTATAGATTTGTCTAATCTAGAAATTGAAACCGATAGTGGTTGGCAGCCAGTCTCTTCAATACACAAAACCGTGCCATATACTGTGTGGAAAATTGAAACCGCTTCAGGATTATCGTTAGATTGTGCAGATACACATATTTTGTTTGACAAAAATTTTAACGAGATTTTTACAAAAGACATTGTCGAAAACCAAACAGAAATAATAACAGAAAATGGATTCGAATTAGTTATAAAAGTCTCAAAAACAGATGTTGAAGAAAACATGTTTGATCTCACTGTAGATCACCCCGATCATAGATTTTATACTAACGGAATTCTTTCTCATAACACTACAATAATTAACGCTCTCAGCTATGCACTGTATGGACAAGCACTGACAAACATCAAAAGAAACAATCTTATCAACAAAACCAACGGCAAAGGTATGTTGGTTACACTTACATTTGAAAAAAACAACGCAGAATACAGAATTGAACGTGGTCGTTCACCAAATGTGTTGAAATTCTTCAAGAATAATCAAGAACAAGTGCCAGAAGACGAATCACAAGGCGATAGTAGAAAGACTCAAGAGGATATCAGCGAACTGTTAGGTATGAGTCACGACATGTTTAAGCATATTGTAGCACTCAATACCTATTCCGAACCGTTTTTGTCAATGAGAGCCAATGATCAGAGAGCAATTATTGAACAGTTGTTAGGTATTACCATACTTTCAGAGAAAGCAACCGATCTAAAAGAGCAGATCAAGCTGACCAAAGACGCTATTACTGAAGAAACTATCAAAATCAATGCAATTCAATCTTCAAATGAAAAAATTCAGACCACAATTGACAATTTAACTAAAAATCAACGTGCTTGGCAAGCTAAACGTCGGCAAGATGAAGATAAATTGAAGTTTGCTATATCAGAATTAGAAAAATTAGACATTAATGCAGAACTCGAAGCACATGAACGTCTGCAAAACTGGGCTGAACTGAACAACGCTATCACAGCACTGAACAAAGAACGGTCGACTCTGGATGCAGCACTGCTAAGAGCTGACAAATCTGTCGAAAAGGCCAAGAAAGACATAGCTGACCTTGACGATGCTGTGTGTTATGCTTGCGGACAGGAACTTCACGAAGACAAAAAAGCAGAAATTGTTGCAAAGAAGACTCAAGAAGCCAAGGAAGCTGTTGAATATCAAACCGAAGTTGCTAATAACCTTGAAAAAGTAATGAAGCAGTTGGAAGAGATTGGTGATATCAACGGTAGGCCCAGCACTTTTTACGAATCAATGAAGGAAGCCTACGAACATCAAAACAATGTCGCTGGCTTACAACAGAGTTTAGAATCAAAGCAACAGGAAATTGATCCTTATCAAGAACAGATTGACGAATTAAACAACACTGCTATTCAAACTGTTCACTGGGACACTGTAAACGATTTGGTAGAATACAGAGAACATCAAGAATTTCTGTTAAAACTGCTTACAAACAAGGATAGCTTTATCAGAAAGAAGATTATTGATCAAAATCTTGCTTATCTAAACAATAGGCTTACATATTATCTTGACAAACTGGGTTTACCTCATCAAGTTCAGTTTCAAAACGATTTGAATGTTGAAATTACCCAGTTAGGACAGGATCTAGACTTCGATAACCTCAGCAGAGGTGAACGTAACAGATTGATACTGGGTCTTAGCTTTGCATTTAGAGACGTTTGGGAAAGTCTATATCAAAATATCAACCTGTTGTTCATTGATGAGCTGATTGATTCAGGCATGGACTCAGCAGGTGTTGAGAATTCACTCGGTGTGTTGAAGAAAATGTCTAGAGAAAGACAGAAAAATATCTATTTGATCTCTCACAAGGACGAATTGATTGGTAGAGTAAACAACGTTCTTAAAGTTATAAAGGAAAATGGCTTTACAAGTTATGCAAATGACTTGGAAATCATAGAATAACAATGGATGACGATCTACACGACAAACTAGCAAAGGCATATTTAGAATATTTTAAGGCAAACGAACAGTTTGAGCGAGTACCTTCAGTGAGAAAGTATGCTGCTGTTCAAAAACAAGTAAGAATAATGAAAAATCTCATAAAGGCAAGAGAAAAAGAAATAAGGCATCACTACAGAGAATCCAAAAAGGACAGGCGCAAAAAGAAATAATCGGTAAGTAACCATATGCAATGGACTTATCAGGGTAAACCCGTAGAATCAATACCAGATGAATACGAAGGTTTTGTTTACCTGATAACAAATCTTACCGACAATAAAAAATACATAGGCAAAAAACTTGCACGTTTCAAAACGTCTAAGCCACCACTTAAAGGCAAAAAGAATCGAAGACGAGGCAATAAAGAATCAGACTGGCGTGACTATTGGGGATCGTCAGACCGGCTTCAAGCAGACGTAGAAAACATAGGCAAAGACAATTTCACAAGAGAAATACTTTATTTTTGTACTTCAAGAGCAGAGATGAGCTATTTAGAGGCCAAAGAACAATTTGATAGGCGAGTATTAGAAACTGACGAATACTACAACGGCATTATCAATGTTCGAGTAGGCGGTTCTAAAACACTTTTAGAGGCATTGCAAAATAGAAACAAGGCTATATAACGGACACCATTGACATTATGTCCTTCAAAATCCAGCCGAGGTAATGCTCGTAGCCGGTGGAGTGAAGAGTCCGCGTGAAGAAGTATACGACAGGCTTTAAAGGATTGTGGCTCTGAGAAAAAGCAACCACAGAGGAAATAGTTTTTGCTTGATAGAAAACTGTTACCTTCCGTTGATATGACGAAGCTTGAGTAGGGGGATACAGGTCAACCGCCTCCGATGCAAGTACATCCACTTGTTATTATGAATAGCAATTGAATTTACTTGCAAATCTCATTTATCAAGATGGCGGAGCTCACTCAGATGATGTTCAAGCTTTCTTCGCCCGGCAACGGGCGAATTATGACTTCACTATCTAGATGATATTAATTAGCAATACCACTAACGTAGTATTGCTCTTGTGTCATTTTGTTGATGAAAACTTAATTACAGTTTGAGCGATAGCGAAAACTAGTATCGACGAAGTAGATACTTTAACTGTATAAATAATATCATAGCAGTTGGAATAGATCTAATGAAAATTAATGAAACAAAAAGAAATCACATAGATGAAGGTCCTTTGGATCTATTAACTAAGAGTGGCAGAGCTCAGAGAAAATCATTTAAACAGGGACAGAAAACAGTCAAACTTACATCAGAGAATCTTATGAATGAGTTTGCAGAGTATCTTGGTGTACAGGGAAAGAAAAACATGCGTCAAGCAACTACACAGGATGTTGTGAGTTTTCTTGATTCAAAAAATGTTGAGACTTCAGATATTGATGTAAATGAACCAATGACACCTAAGAGGTTAAAGAATATTTTCACAGTGAAGTCAAGAGAAGCAGCACAGGGCAAAGGTGCTAAGAAACCAGCAGCATCACCCAAAGCAAAACCATCTCAGTCAACAAAGTCTGCTCCGAAGTCAAGCAGTTATGCTCAGACCAAAGGCAACGCAATGAAACTCAGTGCAAAAGAAAAGCGTAGATTAATTCAACAGTTGGAAAAAAGTCTACCTGCTGCAAAAAAGAACACAGTAGTTGATAAAAACTTTGACAAGAGTCAGCGTTTATCAGATTTTGGAAAAGTCGGAAACTGATTAGAAGAAAGGCAAGCCTGACTTTTTAGTAGTTTCTAAGTTTTCTT